TAGTCTTCGATTCAAGGAAAGAAACCATTATATCCCCGTGTTTTTTCAGGCTAACTTATCTTTTTTTAAATATTTATCCTATAGGTTTTTCTTTTTCCATATTTGAAACTATTTCCTTTCCAATTTTCTGATAAATATCTAATTTTAAATTATCAAATTCTATTCCTAGAGGCTCAGAACCCAAGCCTTTCTCATAAGTCCTCTCACGAAATACCTTTACCATGTGTAATAAAGCAATATATTCCATTATCTTGTCGTTCATGTTAACTCCTAATTTTTCTAGCATTTTTAAACTTTTCACTCCTATTTGATATGTCCATCGCCTTTAAAAGCATTTCTTTACCATATTTTTTATAGAACTCCACGAAAGAGAAAGCCTGACTGGAAAGCTCCTTTAGTATCATCATCTCCTGCGGGTCTTGGGAAAATAGTGGCTTTTTCATACATTATACCTATCGAATTCGGGTGACTGGTAATCTTCCACGGGTGGGTGAAAATATTGAATAGGCGCGATTTCTTCCATCAATCCCGATTCCTTCTGGAAAGAAAAATCTATCACGCACTCTTCGCCGAAACGGTTTTTGACTATATGCACTTGCATAAGGCCAGGCTTGCCAAGTGGATCATTCATATCTGGCCTATGAAGCATTAGGATGGAATGAGCGTCTTGCTCGATCTGCCCAGACTCCCTCAAATCGGATTTGCGCGGTATGCGCTGATCCTTCTCCGAATCCCGATTGAGCTGGCAAATGCAGATTATCGGAATGTTTAGCTTTTTAGCTAAAGCCCGCAACGCTTTTGAAGTCTCGGCAATCTCCTCTTGTTTGTTAGAATATCTCACATCGCCCGTGACAAGGGTGAGATAGTCAACGAAAATCACCTTGATCCCGTAAACAGAGACGTAGCGCTTAGCTCGAGCAATGATCTGGCTTATCCTGAGCGATCCCTGATCGTCAACGTAAAGCGGCACTCCTCTTAGCTTTTCGGCAGCTCCAATGAAACGGTTAAACTCGTCCGGCTCGATAGTCGCGGCCCTTACGCTCTTGCTTGGGACTGCGGCATCTATGCAAGTTAGGTTGATAAAAACATCCTCGGTTGACATCTCTAAGCTGAAAAAGGCGGCTGGCTGCTTCTGCTTAAGACAGACGTTTCGAATGAGGTTTATCAAGAAAGTTGTCTTTCCAACTCCCGGTCTTGCGCCGACAACAATGAAATGACCGTTATTTAGGCCATTTAAAGCCTTATCTAACCTCGGGTAGTGGGTAGACACACCATCGAACACGATCTCGCCTCTAAGGCTCATTTCCATTCGTTTTTCGAGGTATTTCCAATAGGGCTCGCCGGTATCTCTAAAGTTTTGCCATATTACGTCGTCGTAATTCTTCTCGGGAGCCGACTTTTCGGAGACAATGGAGTCCATGTCCTTGCAGATCTTTGCAATGATCTCCTCGGAAGTCCCCTTCTTGTTTTGGACAATGTCGCAATTCTCATGGAAAGCCACCAAAAGCCGACGCATACGAGATAGCTCCTTGATCTTCTCGATCTGGTAAAGCCCCTCGCCTGAAGTGTTGAACTGCTGCAAGTTGATGACGTAAAAGCCGTCGAAGTTCTTGTTATCCTCCTCGACAACTCGGATTACCGAGAAAGGTTCGATCTCGTGGTCTAGCCTGTAGAGCTTCTGCATAGCTCGGAATATCTTCACGTGCTCGGCTTTGACGAAATCTCCCTCTCCAAGAACGTCCATCGCGTTGTTTACCGCATTGATCGACGAGAGCATAGTACCCAGCAAGACAACTTCGGAATCGGGGTCGGAAAGCTTAGTGAAATCTATCATGGTCTCTCCTGAACTATTTGTTTGAGGTTAGATTGTATTTGCTCTCTTTTGTTTAAATCAACATTTAAATTATTAATAGGTAATTTCGATTTAACAATTATATTTTTATGTCCATCAAACCTTTTATCAAGGAAAACAACGTCGTCACCTTCAATTCGCACATGAAGGTCTTTAGGCAGATTGGCATTGATTCCACGCACCCAAGTTTCAATATCCACCTGACCTTTTTTGCGCCGAGGCTTCGTCGGCTCCCAGCCATCTTTGAGCGCTGCGCGGAAAGTCTTAAGAGGATTATCTCTTGGCACCTCCCCTGTCACGGCAAATGCCTGAGAGACTTGAGCTTCTGAGTAATTCCATTTCTTACGCTCAGTCTTTGTTACCCCAAGAGCCTGTAGCTTGTCTTCAATCGCTTTAGAGAAAACAGCAGCAGCCGAAGGCTTTTGTTGTTGTTCTTTTTCTTTTGTCTCTTTCTTTTGTGGGTATTGTTGCGATACCCCCCCCAGTATCGGAACAATACCCCCCCCCTCCTCTACGGCAATAGGCTGAATTGCTGGCTCTTCGGCGAAAATTAATTCATAGGAAACTTGCTCTGTACCAAGAACGCCATGTACGGTTTTTCGGATGACCCCTTTAGAGATGAGAGACTTCACCCCTATCAAGCAGTTAGCCTTCGAGAGGCCAGTCTTTTTTTGTATCTGCGAATGACTTATTACGTCGGCTTGTTTGTGATAGCCGAGCGTTTGACGAATGACGACGAGCAAAACTTTTAGTTCGGACTCGTTAAGGTGGGGAAGCCAGTGATCGAAAAGATCGTTTGGAACTTGTGTATAGTTAGGTAGAGGAATTCTTAGTCGCACAAAGAAGCTACATCTTTACAAACCTATTGTTTTTAAAGACATAAGCATGGTAATCTATAGCCACTTTTTCATGAAAGTTTTTAGATATTGCAATCATGATGAAGGAACAGTATAGTTATTTTAGCTACGTCTGGATGCCGCGTGGGTTTGTGTTTACGCGGCATCTTCTTTAATCTACTCTTACATCAACTAAAGCTCAAGTTAAACTTTGACAAATTAGCTCCCCTCCCCTACATTTAGGCCGTTGATTGTACATTAAAGAGGCTCTTTCCACACTTCGCCTCTGCTCATCCCAGGGGCGATTTTTTTGTCTTCCCCTTTTAGCGCCGTTAAGATAATCTCTCTGTGACAAGAATCCTCAGAGAGATGATCTTTGTTGTTGTAGAGGGTGGCCTAAAAATCATCCTCTTTTTTTATTGCACCCTTAATCCTAGTAATGATATATTGGTAGGAACAACAACTTAGAGGCATAAAATGCAGTCTGAACAAGTCAACGAACTTTATACCGCTCTTTCAAAGTGCCAAGGCGAAATCCGCCCTGCGCTTAAAGATGCTGCGAATCCTTTCTTCAAGTCAAAGTATGCTGATCTTTCCAGCGTATGGGAAGCTTGCCGAGATGCTCTAACCAAGAATGGCCTTTGCGTTACGCAATCTATCATGATCCTCGATGGCGTGAATTGCCTAGTAACTATACTCGGCCATAAGTCGGGTCAATGGGTTAAGTCTATAGCCCCCATTATTTGCGCTAAAGTCGATGCCCAATCATTTGGTTCAGCCGTCACCTATCAACGCCGTTATGCCCTATCTGCCATCGTTGGCGTGTCAACTGAAGATGACGATGGAGAGAGCGCGACGGATCGTACCAGAAAAGATAAAGCTCCCGAGCCTGTAAAAGTCTTGGCTGCCAGAATATCAGAAAAGCAGGCTAGAGAACTTTATGCGATGTATAATACATTTTCGGATGAGCAGAAAGCCGGCTTCGGCAAATGGCTAAAAGATCTAGGCTTCCATGAAATCTTAGAAGTAACCACGGATTTCCATTCCCGTATTCTTACCAAGGTTACCTCTACCTTTGAGCATAATAAAACTCAACCCGCTAAAGCTGAATCTCCTTCTATTTTCGACAAAGAAATTCCTTTCTGATAAGAAGCTTAAAAAGGAATTTTATGACACCCCAACAAGAACTAATTAAAGAATTAGAAGAGCGCTACTCCGAGTGGTTTGAGCAATGGCCCGAATACCACGACGATATCCTAATTCAGCTCCTTACCTGCCTGGTCGTTAAACAGCGATCAGATTACGAAATATATCGAAATGCCTGGAAGAAAGAGATGTCTAGTAAATGAAAATTATCGACGTTAAACCAAATTCTCCCGAGTGGCACGCTTGGAGACAAAATAAAATTGGCGCTTCAATGGTGGCTAACATTATGGGGGAGGGTTTCCTTACTTCATATCAGCAATATCTAAATATGCTGGGTCTATTCGAGATTAAGCAAACACAGGCAATGGCCGAGGGCAATCTTTATGAAGCAGAGGCTCGCGAAGCCTTCGAAGGTATCATGGGATTTAAATTGCCGCCTCTTTGTGGTGAAAGCGCTGAATACTACTACATGTCCGCTTCCCTCGACGGCATTAACTTCGAGAATAAGTGTATCTTAGAGATTAAGACGGGGGGCCAGAAAGCCACCGAAGATGCTAGAGCTTACTTAATTCCTATGAAATATAGAATCCAGATGCAATATCAACTTTTTATTTCTGAGATGGATACTTGCTATTATTACTTCTGGGACAAAATTAATAAGGTTGGCTATCCTGTCCAGGTTCTCAGGGATGAAGCCTTGATAAACAAGATAGTTAAGGAAGTGCATAAGTTTTGGCGTAATTATATCGACTTCATTCCCCCCGCTTTTACAGATCGCGACTACGTTGAGAGATCGGGCGAGTGGGATGAGAAAGCTAAGGCTCTCTTGGAAGTGCAGAGCGTGATAAAGAAGCTGGAAGAGATAGAGACTAACCTAAGAGACGAGTTAATCGGGCTTAGCGAAGGTCAGAACTCCTTCGGTGGAGGCATTAGGCTAACCAAGGTTGTTAGGGGTGGCGCTGTCCAATATAGCGATATCCCCGAGCTTCAGGGTGTAGACTTAAACAAATACCGCAAAGCTCCGGTAGAGAGCTGGCGGGTAACTAAAATAAAAGAGGGAACATGAATTTATCAAATATATTAGAACCAAAGAAATCTATATATGTCTATACCCGAGAAATCGGAAACCTTGGATATGCGGTTTTAGATGCTAATATTGGATATATAATTTTCGTTGCCAATCAGGATCAAGAAAAGATTGAGCAAGAGGATTTTAAAGGCTGGTATCGAGAAAAGGCGGATGCTATCGAAGCTTGCGTAAAGCTAGTTATGGAAGCCCAGAAGTAAGAAAAAGGCGCCGAGAGGATAGACTTTCGGCGCCAGAGTGAAACCATGAAAAATTAACACAGACTCAACATATGCAAAAATATAATTGTATACAACTTGAACTTATCCCAGAACGTCCAGAAGAACGTAACGCCCGAGAGATCAAAGAGATGCGTGAGCAACAAAACAAGGTGAGGCGGTCTATCTACGCGAAGCATGGACAGCTAGAAAAGGATTTATCGTCGTTGAAGTCTGAGTTTGAAAGCCTGGTAAGATTGATATGCCAATACCAACGGATACAGCCCGAACAAGGAGAATTGTTGTGAATGAAATATCCCTAGTTGCCATCGTCATAGGAACCGTTTGCCTATTCGATAAAGTCTATGACAAGCTCAAGTCTATCCCTACTTACTTCTTTTGGTTTTGCATCATTCTAGGCACCCTTTACACGGCCAAGGTCGCATGTTATGAATACGAACCGGAGGAGTTACCTTGCTGGCGACAGACCGAGGTTAAGTTCATACCACCTAAAGTTCCACATAACCATGTTACCGATGAGGGGTTGCCATCTTCTTACGCTATCGACTTGATAAAGCGCACTAACCAGAAAGCGGCCTACGCTGGATTGCATCACCACGCCGAGAAAGCTGGGCAGCATCAAGATAAGCTGCATGACATGTGCTGGTATCTTCCTAAAATCAGCGACACCGACAAAGCGAAGCTTGCCTTCACTTCGGCATTTGCTGGGGCTGCAACCCTTTCTTGCAATGCCGTTGCTATAGTGGCTGTATTTATCGCTGTAGCGCATCAATATGGGCTTAACGTGATACAGGAATGGAATGACATGGTTTACGAGGCCAATATGTACAAATGGCATGCGGCGGTTGCCCAGGCTTATGCGAATCACATTAACGAGAACAGGTGGTAATGACTTCTAAAATGCAATACTTGTTACCTATTTTTATGCTTGCTCTTTCTTTTTACTTTTTAGGATGGGAGTGTTATTTAGGGGTGATTTTACTTATTTGGGGAAATGATCTAATTCAATGGTGGTCAAGGAAATGGTAAAGAATAATTCGGTTGCCCAGGCTTACGCGAATCACATTAACGAGCATAGGTGGTAATAATGGATATGTGGGAGAAAGGTTACAAGCAAGGATTGTTTTCTGCGGCTGATTTTATTCAATCTGGGCTTTCTTTTGAACAATGGTATGGAAATGGCCCATCAGAAATTTGCACAGGCTGGCTCCTTCTTTTAAATGTTCTTGAGAGAGAGCGTGAATTTTATGAACTACGGAACAAATTAAAAAAAGAAGCAGAAGAAAATGGATGAGAAAGACCTTAGAATAATCAGGCTCGAAAGTGAAGTGTTTTGGCTTGATGCGGGATACAAAGGGTTAGTTCAGGCTATTAAAGAAAACGTAGATCACGAAACCTTTGAGAAAATATTTCATAGAAATATGGAGATTTACGATGGGTTGTTGGAGTGGGAAAAGGACGAGGAAGAATGAATAAAATAATGACTATACTTCTTCTAATTTCTTATTTTCTAAGCTGTGCCTTGGTTCGCAATGAATATTGTTGGGTATCTATGAGTATTCTAGGTCTTTTTGTCGGTTATGCTTCGGGCCGTTTATGGAGGAGAGAATGAATGACGGACTTCATCTCCTGAAGGTGCAAGCTGCCAACAGGATTACCCAAGCTTTCAAGGAAAGCGGCATGGTACAGATTGAGTTTGCCAAGATACTAAAGGTGCACCAATCGAAGGTTTCGCTAATAAAGAATGGAAGGCTAAAGGAGTTTACCTTGGAGTTTTTGTTGAGGTGTTTAGATAGGATGGGGACTGAGTATAGGTTGGATTTTACGAGGGGGGAAGGATGACCCTACTCCTCTTCCTAGCTCTATTCGCGAGCTTCCCCTCAGTTCCCGACGACTACCCACCTAAACCGCCGAAAGGCCCAAATGGCCCTCAGTGGCCGGAGAAACCGAGATGAACGATGTAAACCCGCTTGACGTTGATCCCTTAATTTGTGAGCTATGTGAAAAGAAAACCGTTATAATGGATACTAACTCTTGGTCTTCCGAAGTGCGCCGAAAGTGTATGCATTGTTGTACGAACTTACCTGGTATAAAGCCGGAAGCGGTAAGCCAATGTAAAAAATGCCAAAAGAATCACGGAATGGTTGTCTGGAATCGTATAACTGGAGAAGAAACGCCTACGGATATATGCACGGATTGTATGGTTTTTGGAACTTGCAGCCCCTTACATAATCAGGTTGTTTTACAAGAATTGCCGGATGAAGAGGTAGAGAAGATCACGAAGGTTTTATAAATTATAAAGTGAGGGGATTAGCTCTACGGGGCCGTCGAAGCTGACTCCAAGGCCTTGGAATGGCACCCACTTACTGTTCTTTCTCACCCCTCATAGAACAGGTCAATTTATGAGTCTTTCATCTTCGTTAGGTAGTAATGGAGCAGGAAGCCCATAGCCGAGCCGATGTAGATACCGAAGGCGAAGGCTGATTCTGCACTCATGTTACTCCTAGCTTAAATACCGACGATAGAAGGAATTAGGATTTATGGCAAATCTGGAGATTTAGGATGTTTCTTGCCCCAGTTATAAAACCCATAGCATGCAATAGACATGCTTACGAAGCATGATATTCCCTGCGAGTAAAGGCCGCGCTCAAAATCCATATACGCCCAATAGGTTAGGCAGCATATGTCTATGATAAAACAATATCGGTTACCTCTTGCATTGAGGAATTTCCCGCATTTACCGAAACACAACATTCCGGCATCTATCAGATTAGCTGTAAGTCCGAAGTAGTTAATAAGAACTCCTATTAAGGGTCGTCAAAATTAGGGCGCCAGCGAGTCGAACGCTGAGGTCATCACTTTGTAAGAGTAATTTCGGGCCGTCCGATGCTCCCTTCATTCTTCATCTTCCGTCCATTTTATCATTATGGATTTCCTTAGATCCACCATAAAGCCTGCACTTTTAAAAACCTGAACCGTATCAAAAGCTTCTCCCTTTTCTATTGCTTTCCAGATATCGTTATCTTTTTGAATATGCTTGATAACAGTTGAGTGTTCTGCACTCCACATAATTTCTACTTTCACTCTTCCCATCCTAATATTTTAACGGCAACACCGTTAGCCTTAATCCAGCTTCCTAAGTTACGGTCATAGTATCCATCCTCTGGGACATAACTATCTTTCTTAGGAACATAGATCCTAACCATGTGATAGCCAGTAGGCATCACCCAAGGAGCATTGGTATGCCTAAGATCTTTTTCAAAAAGCTGGGGTTGTTTTGGGGCTAGTCTAGCAAAGAAAACAGGTGCTTGCATTGGTTACCAAATCGTGTAAAAAGGTGGGATTATACGTTAGGAAAACGTGCAATGTAAAGCGGAATGACATCTACCATACATAGCCAAGCCCACCATCAGGGTTCTTAGGTGGAGGCTTATCAATAGGCTTCGTTTCAGGAGAGGGTGGAGGGACTGGGTATACTGGAGGACTGACGGGGCCTATGGACATTTGATAACTCCTCCTGTTCTGCAAAATGATTTAATAAAACATCTATCATATCCGCCAAGACTTTAGCGGGAAGGATTTGAGGAGGGTATTTCTCCCTAATCATCGTGTGGATTATTCTAGCGTCGTCTGAATTCATCATGTAAAGCGGGTTTACTCCTCTTTTAGCAAACTAGGGTACCATTAAACCATGAACTTACGTTCTGCCCGTAGAAGTCTACGGTTTTCGTGCCACCTGATATGGTAAGGATCGTAGAGAAAGTCTGAGCAGCTGTCAAGTCTATGATGATCTGCCCTGTAATGGAAACAAGTCCATCTCCTCCCACTATTGGGAATAAAGCGCCACATCGCTGTGTATATGTAGCTACTCCGATATTGCTAAAGGAAAGCGTAGTCGTGGTATGCGCAATACCCAACTGTTCTAGGGTTACGCAGCAATTGAATTGGTATCTGCCTGTAACAGGTGCCGTGAAAACCCCTGTAGTCGCGTTGTAATTAGAGCCATTATCGTATACAGATACATCATAAACGCATGTGTAGGCGGTAGAGTCACCACTCACATTCGCTACAGTGCCCGACTGCCTAGCAAAAAAACAAGGCTGCGTAGAGTTCACCATGATAGGTGAAAAGGCTAGTGTAGGGTTTGCAGTAGCTCCGCTACCATTTGTTACAGCAATTTGATTAGCTGTTCCAGTAATCGTTCTTCCAACCATGTTAGCTGTGCCATTTCCCGAGACAAGGCCTGTGATGGTTGCAACGCCTGTGCCTCCTTTAGCGACTAATATAACAGTTCCCGACCAAACGCCCGTTGAAATTGTGCCGAGTGTTGTGATTGATGACTGCCCAACGTAAGATGCAGATATGTCTATAGCTGGGGTTGCACCTCCGCTGGAAGTGATGCGATTCGTTGTGCCCGTTACGCTTGTTACAGTTCCAGCCGTGGCAGGAGCGGCCCATGTAGGAACTCCACCAGCTAAGGTTAGGATCTGTGTGTTTGAGCCTACCGCAAGCCTTGTAAGGGCTGAGGTAGATGAAGCGTAAATAAGGTCGCCAATAGCATATGTAGCGAGTCCAGTACCGCCATAAATAGGCAAAAGCAATTGTGGTCTGTTTGACATAGGACTCCTAAATTACGTAATAGTTAGTGCCATCGGAAATTACCTCTACAGCGCCATAAGATAAGTTGATAACGAATGTTGCTGCTCCGTTAATAGTACCCCCATTAGTCGTCAATGTGATGTTTAACGTGTTGGCTGTGCCAGCCTCATCAACGATTTTCCAGACCTGGTTATTGTAACCCTTAGCGGCTGCCGATCCGGTATTGGGTAGAGTGATGTTTACCGCGCCTACGTTTCCTACTACGCCGATATATTGATCGTAGCGTGTAAGGGTAGTGTCTGCTGCCACCCTTCTAGCCGTGAGGATGTTGCCTTGGAGATTCTGCAATACGCTCCAGTTAGGCGTTGTAACGGCTGATATCGAGGTGTTCCCCCTAGACTGAGCGCCAATGCCCTGTACGTTTACGGTAGCTGTTGATGCGATAGAAACGATGCTAGAGTTGAATAGAAAGCTTTGCAGAGCGCTAGTGCCTGTAACGGTTACATTTGCGCATCCCGAAGCGATGGTGAAGGAAAAAGCATTTACGTTAATGCTTGGATTAATGCAATCATAGAACTGGCTTAGGCTATTGGTAAGCGTTACGTCTATTCCCGAACATCCTATAAAAATCCCGTCTTGAACGGTGCTAGTAAAGTTGCAGTAGTTATATTTGCCTGTAACGCCCGTTACCGCTCCTTGAAAGGTGCAGTTATCAAACTGCCATAGATTAGCCGACATGGCTACAGTGCTAGAGAAATTGAAGTTATCCACGTAGCAAGTAGAAGAGGCTTGGGCGGTAAATGTTCCGTTAAGGTAAACGCTTGCATTGTTATCATCTGCATTGCCATAGCCTATGAATTGAACCCCTAGCATTGAGGGCACAACGACATTTTCAGCATATCCTCCCGATAACAATCCCACTGGTCTAACGCCGATAATGCAAGGGTTGGTAGGGCCAAAGCCATCTGCCACAGCCTGGGTAATGGCCGCTCCGATTGTGGTATACATATACCCAGCTTTTGCAGCACCATCTACGATGTAGTTCGGCATATAGTGATCTACTACAGCCCGATTGACCATAGCGGTGATATTGGGAGAAGAATAGCCAAAGGTGATGCTAGAGTCGGGAGAGGTGAGGGTTCCTACTTTAACATGTCTTGCAGCCGTAGAACCAATCCAAAGTTGAGCATTTGTGGTCATAGCTCCACCGCGAGATGTTCCATCGAAGGAAGCGTTATCGGCGTGAACAATAGACTCAAGACCCGTTACGAAACTAAAGCCCATTATGTCACCATCCTATATTCTAAAAGTGAATTCCAATTTATAGACGTGGCGGCGACACCTTGTACCTGCAAGAGTATGTTATTCCCGCTTGCCGACAGAAAGATATCTGCCGTAATAAAGGCAGCCTCTTCAAATTCATCATGATACTCAGTGGCTATTTCAACCGCAGCGGCTCCAGTAGTTCTAAAGGCTCCCGAGAAGCCGTAAGATGCACCTGCTGGAGTCGAAGCATTAAATGCTTGGACGTTCCCAAATACCATATAGGTAGCTGGAGCAGCCCCCATAGGAAGTGTAATAATTGTCGTTAATGTTGCATCGGCTGTAGTTACTGCACCTGTTACACGATTGGTAAGATAGATATCCGTTTCATTAGTTGCGCCAGTACCTGGAGGATTTCCCCCAGCTACACCCCCTTTTGTCTCTATTCCATTATCGTTGTTTTGCGAGGTATCATATGCATTGACGATGAGGATATTTAACGCTGGGACGGCTATGCCGTCTTGGGTGACAAATGAAGTAGGGACTTGAGGGGGCGATGGGCCTCCTGATGTATTGTTCATGCCTGCTTGGGACAAAATATACCTACCCTTGTCGAATATATTGAGATACAAGATACACTGACCCTGTTCCCGCGCTCCCAGTAACATAAAATTGGGTTCCTTTAGGAACAGCAGGAACAGCGGAAGATAAATTCACTTTGCCCTCATCATAGAGCCAAAATGAATTGGCTGGAGCAACATCGACATCGTTAACACCATCTACAGAAATCGTAATAAGAGACGTGCTATTATTTACGAGTTTACAAATATAAGATGGAAACTCTAGGGGGGTACCTAGAGCCTGCTTAGAACCTGTAAATGTCGCTGAGTTAATACTTCTGAGATTTTCCCAAGCTATTCGATTTGTATAGGACATTTTACCTCACTATTCTGGTTTAGGTTCTTCTGGTGGTGTTTCTTGCGCACATTCTTTAGCCTTTTGCGCATCATCAATCTGGCCGATATACTTAATTAGCTGATAAGCGAACTCTTTTACCTCTGCGGTAGTAGTTTCGTTCTCTACAAAATAAAGATGTTCTTTGCCGTTAACGATGAACTTTAGGCAAGCAATATTTTTAAACATGTTTCTCCTGGGGTTTTCCTAAAGGAATATACCCCAATAATTATTTTTTCAACTCTATTTAGTTGACGATATCCCATCCAATGACAGAAACATCGGAAGCTTGTAGAGCTGTTGCGTTTGCTTGTTGCCATGCATTGATAACAAAAGATACGCCGTTGCTAATGGTTCCCACGCTCAATTCACCAAGTGCAGCCGCTCCCGTTGCTCCTACGCTTTGTCTCCAAATTCTTACTTGTGATCCTGTTGCGATAGCTGTGGTGCTGATGGTTGCAGTTCCGCCGACTAGAGTTACGGTACCTGTAGAGTTCGCGCCAGCCGTTATTGTGGTCGCTACGCTTGTTCTAATCATTTTATTGCCGGCCGCGGTAAGAACTAAGTTACCGTTTGTGGCAGTAATATTTCCCAGAGTAGCGGTTAGAGATGTCGATGCTGTAAGAGAACCAGTAACAGCGGTGTTGCCCGTAGCATTACCAATAGCAACGGCTCCGGTTCCACCTGTACCGATAGTCGTTACTCCTGCACCCGTGGCGTTAATATTAACAGTTCCTACGGCGGTTAAAGCCGCTAATGTGGTTAGACCTGTCACGCCTAAAGTTGTCGAAATTGTCAAAGCACCTGTCAAAACTGTGTTGCCCGTTGCGTTACCTAACGCTAAAGTTCCAGTACCACCAGTGGCAATCGTAGTTGCTGCAGCACCGCTAGCGTTCATTAAAACCGTACCTACAGCGGTATGAGCTGCGAGAGTAGTTAATCCGGTAACACCCAAAGTTGTTGAGATTGTTAAAGCACCCGTTAATGCAGTATTACCCGTTGCGTTACCAATATTTACAGCGCCAGTTCCGCCCGTTCCTATAGTTGTAACTCCTGCACCGGAAGCATTAATATTAGCTATGCCGACTTGAGTTAGAGCGGCTAGAGTTGATAGGCCTGTAACGACGATTGTTGAGCTGAATGTTGCAGAGGCTAGGGAAGAAAGACCCGAAACGCCAAGTGTACCTGTGATAGTTGTGTTACCGCTCGCGATTACTCCTAATGTCGAAGTGCCTGTAACTCCTAATGTACCCGAGAAAGTTCCATTAGTTGCACTAAGAACGCCAATAGTTGAAGTGCCCGTGACGCCTAATGTTCCTGAGAAGGTACCGTTTGTTGCACCAACTGCGGCTAATGTTGAAGTGCCGGTAACCGCCAGCGTTGTACTAAAAGCTCCTGATGTAGCACTTAACGCGGCGATAGTTGATGCGCCTACAACGCTTAAAGTACTAGAAGCGGCAAGCGTAGTAAAGGCACCTGCTGCGGGAGTTGTTCCCCCAATAGGAGGAGGAGCCGCGAACATGGTTTGAATATTGGCTGGTGTAATTGCCGTATTAGGGATAGTTGATGTCCAAGGCGAAACTACTTCCGCATTCGTAGCGAGCTCAACAATGCCCTGTTGAGCAACGGTAGCCGGAGGGACAGCACCAACGACAACACCGGCAATCACTGTAGCTACATCGTTTGCGGTAGGTACATAAGCACCAGCGGGTGCGGTGCCACCTTGTAATTCTGCTAGAGTTGCTAATTGAACAATACCGAATGAGGATGTGGTAGCCTCAGAATTTCCACCTGTAGACCAAGTACCTAAAGCTGAATCCAAGAATTCATAAGATACTCCAGGGCTAACCGAAGTATTAATCCAGATTTGACCTAGTGGATAATCGACATCTGTTGATGCAGGAGGTCTTTGTGCTACAATTGGCACTGGGAAAACATTTACATTTCCGCTGCCGATCGTAGATACTTTTTGAATTCTTGTGCCCATAGTTTTTGTCCCTCGAAGAGGTTAAGTTTTTAAAATTCAAACTTGCTTAACAGAAACGAAGTTGGCAACTAATTCTTTAAGATACTAATAATGTGAGGCTTATGTTAACATATAAGAACAACAACAAGGAGATTAATCATGGAACTTTTTTTCGGCCTACTTTTCATAATGCTTGTTTTCGTGATCGGGAAAGCCGTAGGGGATTCTAGATCTGATGCCAGCCATCAAAAAGAATTGGCTCAGCTTAAAGAGATTAGCCTGTCTAGAGAGTTGGAATTACTCAAAAAACAAATGTTCGACTTACAATCCACATTAGAACAAAGCAGGAAATAAATATGGATTGGGCACAAACCATCGCAATCATCGCTACAGTAATCAGCGCAGCCGCTTACATCCATCAAGATGTAAAGACACAAGGAGCAAGAACGGATAAGCTCTACGAAATGTTTATAGATTTACTAAAGGATGGAAGAAAATGAGGGCTTTTGAAGCTATTTTATTTATCATATTCTTAGCTATTTTCTTTATTACCGTAAAGGATCTTAATAAGAAGATCGAATTATGTGCATACGACTTGAATATAGCCGAGTTTAATATCAAAGAACTTCAGGTTGAAAACAGAAAGAACGCTAGTCTTATAGATATACTATGTGAGTTACGAAAGCAGGACGCTTTAAGACTCTCTTACCCTTTAGGGGTACAAAAATGAACGATACATTTGATGGAATTGTAGGAATATTGTTACTTATAGCTTGTTTCTTTGCCGGAAAGAAAGTCGGGCATAGTCAGGCAAGCACCGAGCATTTATTCAGAGAGCAAGAGCGTGATATTAACCTATTGAGACAAGAAATAGCCGAACTGAAGCAACAGGCTAGGATTTCACAGAGGTCTTAGCTTTCTTTTTCTTCTTAGAAGCAGCGAGCCTCTTACGGATAAAGGCAAACTTCTTTAGAACTTCATATTCTTTAGGGTCTTCTTTTTGGCTTTTTTCTGAGTTTTTCCCAGTAGTCATAAAATGTCTCGAGTTTTTTGTAGTTAGGGTTTGAAGGAGCACCTTTTTTAGGCTTGGCATATTTGGGATCTTTTAAGAATTCCTGAATAAGAGTCGCCCCTATAGATTTCTTATCTTCCGGTGACCAAGCTCCAAAGATATTCTTCCCTTCGGTTATAGGTATGCCCATTTTATTAGCCACATTAAAGACCTTTTTGGGGTCAACATCAAGGTATCTATATGTATCCCCATTGTGATACTGAATGAACATATCTTTTTCTTCGGGATCATAAGTGAAGAGAGATACTACACTCGACCGGTCTACTTCAGGGATCTTAAGCAAGTCTTGAGTAATGGAGATGACATCTTCCGGCTCAGATTCCAGCTCATCCATTGAAACTTTGGAAGCTTTCCCATCGCTTTCAACTATAGCCCCTGATTTATCTTCACCCTTTACCTCACCGACCGTTCCATCTGGCTTGATAACCATCGAGCCTTTCTTAATTGGCGGTCTTTCCCCTTCTGGTACTTGGTAATCTTCTTTGATGATCTCATTAGGCTGTATAGGTTCGAGTAAGCCGCCCATCTTGAATTCCTTGCCTTCGGGGAGCTTAGCAGTCTGCATTGTCGGCTCTTCCTGCATAAACTGGGAAACAAGATCTTTTAAAGGAGGTATTTGCTTGGAGTTAACCAGTTGGTTAAACTGATCTAGCTTTTCGCCTTTCAGAGATTTAGCAATCACTTGACTAATCATCTCGGGGGATTTCCCTTGAAGACGCATCTTCTCGGCTAATTCCCTAACTCCTAGACTGTCGAGGATTCCAGCAGCTTGAGGGATTGGATTAGAAGCAATAGGCTGAGGCTGTGGGGCTGGAGCCGCATTAGGTGCCATTGCTGGAGGAGGAACAGTAGGAGCTTGTGGCTGTGGGGGCTGTGGTACATTTCTTCCCATGTTAGGGCCGATTGGAGGCATGTGATTTGGAGTAGGCTGAATTGGAAGAGGGCCAGGTTGAGGTGCAGTAGAAGGATTTTGAGGAGATTGAGGCATAAGTTGACTCAATGCAGATGCACCCAGTATGCCCGCTCCCGTTCCAGCCGCAGTCTTCAGGAGGTCTTTTGTCATCTGGGATTGGCGCTCCATATTAGAAGCGTGAATTTCACTTTGAGTTAAACGTGGATCTGCCTTGCCACCCTCCATAGTTTTAGAAACAAACTCTAGGATTTTATCAATACCATATCCAGCAGTCTGCGCTTTTCTAATCTTAGATCCCATCGAGGGATAAAGCTTAGTTAGAAAGCCGATAATCTGGCTGACTGAATAGCCTTGCAGAGCTGCATTAAGAATAGGTGTCATTTAGAACCTTTAATGAATTCAATTGGTCTCCACCAATCTTTAAAGATTTCACTTAGTGAATTCCTAGGGGGTTGTGTTTCTACCTCTACCATTTCTGTTTGTTGAGCTGGAGTTAGGTTTATCTTTTTATTAGCGACAGCCTCACGAATCGCGGGGCCTATAGATTCCCACGGAACTCCCTTATCAGCCCATAATTTATGTCTAAGTACGGAAAGAGGAGTCTTTTCGTCGATATTATTTTCAAAATACTTGACTAAGTCTTTATTTATAATGTCTCTAAAAGTTTTTCCATCTTTCCTTTTAACATCTAAATCTTCACCCATATCTGCGGAATATTTGGCAACGCCCGAAAGAGCAGCCTGAGCTTTTGAGCTAAGAGGATTAATCTGTTCCTCAACCTCTGTTGGGCTAAGCCCTTGCTGCGCAAGTTGCGCTCTTGTTTCTGGCTCAAACCCTTTATCTACAAGATCTCTTACTACAGGGTTTAATTTCTTAAGCGTATCTTCACGCGACTTAGCACTAGAAACTAAACCAGTAAAAAACCCTGGAACAAAAGCATTTTGTAATTTTTCCTTGTCGCTCTTATAAACTTTCCAGTCTTTAAGTGTTTTTTCTGCCCAGTCATCCGAATTTCTTAAATAGCCATATCTTTTGCCCAATTTTAAGAATTCGGGGATTTCTTGGGGGGGTATTCCAAAAGAAGCGGCTTTTTTACTTGCTATATCCTGAGCCTGTTGAGCTAATTGGTTATAATTTTGGAGTTCAGACATTCTAGAGGAATATCTATTAGGATCACCTGATATTAACGCTGCATTTTTTGCTTCCTGGTCTATTTCCTCGGTAGGTATTACTTCGGGGAGTACTCCTCCTGTAGGATATTGTCTTTCTTGTGGTAAAGGCCCTTGTTGGCCAGTAGGAGAAGGCCCTGTTATATTCTGGTTTCCTTGAGCAAAGTCTTGTTGAGGCATTTGCTGCCCAGGAGCTTGCGGCGAACCTTGTCCCCCAAATGAAGCAGAGCCACCGGACTTATTGCCATAAATCTTCTCAGCCTGTGCTTGTTGAAGAATTTGAGGTAAAACTTGAGCGGTATATCTTTCTGAGCCAGGTATTCCAGCCATAGCATTTAAAAAAGAAAGCGAAGTTTGAAGAGGTGTTCCTTGTGGATTTTTTGCACTCTGTTCTACTTCCCCCAATGCTTGCTGAAGACGACCTCTATTTCTTTCGTATTGCTGTTGTTCAATTGCGAATTGATTGGTTTGATCGAATATCTTGGATAGATTCCCACGCATAGCCTTTTGAGACTCAGCCTGGGGAGAATGTGTTACATACTGAACCATTAAACAACCTTCTTATTTAGATTATCCAAAGCTAATACTTCCGCTTTTTTGCTTGTTGCCGCCCCCGGTGAAAGCACCAAAAGGATTACTCATCCCTCCTAGACCACCAAAGATGCTTGAAAGAGTTCCTGGGCCTTGAGCCTCTTGGGTGAAAGGCTGTGCTCCCATAATTCCACTAGTAAGCTTGTTATATTGGCCTAGAATATCACCGATGGACTGTCTTTGCATTTGCGACTTCATAGAGGCTAGATCGGTCTGTAAATTGGCTCCCGCTGCCCCAAGTGCTTGACCGAATCCACTAGACGATAGACCGCCTCCCATTGCGCCCATGCCTGCAAATTTCTCAGCTATGCCAGGAATAGTCTGCTGCTCGAATTGCTGCATGTAGGGAGCTTCAAAGTTCTTATAAACGTCACTCTGGGGATTTAGATAATCCTGAAGAAGACCCATCGCATTTTCATATCCCCCGCCTTGCGCCCCTAACTGGTTCGCTTGCTGGTTCATCTGCCCATAGATATTCTTCTGATTCTTATCGAAATTGGATTGTTTTTTGTAGCCGCTCTGATCTGTGAGGCCACTTAATATTGAACTAAGCCCCTGAAATGCCATAAATGCGGGTGCAGCCATTGAATCACCATTTTTTCCTGATGTTGCTAAACAGAATAGGGATTGTCAAACTTTAGTATATTCGGCAATGCAAATACATTGGGTTAAGGTAACGCCAAGAGGATTCGTGAAAGTAACATCGGTCGCATCAAGAAATACATCGGGGTAAACAACAGTGAAAAATATAGAAGTCGAGCTTGTGCAACTAGCATAGATTATCATCGTATTGGTTATGCCGGTTATATTATGAGGGAAAACAACTGTCGCTCCTGCTCCTATAGGGCCGCCATTTAAAATGACTAAATCAAGCGTCTTTCTGTAGACGCTTCTTGTTTGCATTAATGGCGAAGCATCCGCTAATAGCTTAAATGTGGCAACTTCAGTCGGGTTGTAAAGGCCTCCAACTTTGCTATTAACAACATTAGCCGTACGCTTATAGGTATCTGTGATAACAGTAAGTAGTTGCGCCGGCTCCGAAGGGAAGTCGATAGAGATAGGTAGCTGATTAGAGGTAAGTGGTTGATCGGATGAAAATGCCATTAGATATGCCTCCAAGTATGCCGCTGACAGATATTACTTATATTTGCATCTGTTACGTTAAAAATTTTGATAGTTAACTTACCAAATCGTTTACCAATCATAATAGGAAGATGAGTTCTTGTATAAATTCCTTTCGGCATAAGATTCCTCAATAAATTTACTAAACTATATCTTTCCCCCCAATATATTCAAAATGGATTTCGTCCACCCATTTTCACATATAGACTCATCGCATTAAGAACCCAAGATGAAGTATGCGTAGATAGCTGATTCATGAGAGCATCGCTATAAGTCATGCGTACTTTAATATATTGTCCTGTCGTCGTCGCATAGAACCTATGCCACGCATAGTCGGATAAGGGCAAGTAATAGGGTGCGGGAAGGTACTGTTCCACGTCTTTATTACCGACAATGACATTACCTATAGCTATTGGGGAAGAGTTTAGAAGAAGCTCTACTGTCATAGCCGCATCCGGGTTTCCTGGAACGTCCGTTAGGAAGTCAATATAAGCCAATTTAACCTGATTAGCTTTTTTATCATAGGGATTGAAATCCTTAGTCTGAATATCCATCTTAGGGAATAGCGCTACCAATCCTCCGCCGATATAGATATTCGTATTGTCCGGCGTAAAAGAGTAATCTGTGACGTAATCTGTTCCATCCCATTCTGATAATGTTATGGTATCAGCATCCACTCGGGTGACTTGGAAAATGCGATCATTGAGGTCGGTTGCTATTGGGACTCCCGCCGAAGTGGTGAAAAGAAGCCCTTTTAGCTGGATTATCTCTAAATCTTCTAAGTTATGGTCAGGAATCACTAAAGTTATCGGATTTGCCAACGTGATAGACTGTATATACAAAGAAGGCTCATCAAGAGAGTTATACCCATAGTAGCTAATGAATCCCTGTTGATTTCCAATAACTATACTTGGGAAAAGGCTCTGCGTATCGAAGTCATCCCAGAACACATCGTCATCATCCCAGAATATGTCGAGTGAGTCCCATAGAATGTTGCCCCCTTGAGCCTGAAACGTGCCAAAAGCAGTTACATTATCTCGAAATATGGCATAGGTAGCGTTCTCATAGTTATATACTAGAACTCTATTGGGGAATTTCCTTCTCAAATTAGAATCGGAGTAGTTCCAGAACACCAATTGTCTCTGAAAGTCTCTTATTCCATTAACTCTTTCAATCCCTTGCTCGGCATTGCGGAAGCCGAAAACCACATCGGGTATCTGCTCATCTATACGCTGCACATTAATACTGTTTGATGAGGTAATAGCCTTGTCTCCAACTACAGCAACGCCTTGATCGAATAAAATACCTGACATTTTAGACTCAGAACCGAAATCAGATGAGATACGTTCCCATAGGAAAGGTAACCCGTACTCTCCAACATAGCGAAGCTGCCAAGTAGAGCGCTCAAATGAGACAATGAGAGTATTCTTAAAGAAGATAGCCGACATGATGGATTCGTTAGTGGGCGCGTCAATGAATCCACCCTTACCGAACTGATCGGATCTCCAAGAGTCCACCGCTGTAGGGTCACCGATTCTGCTAAATCTAGCCCTGGCAAAGAAGTTTCCAGCCGCCGCGACACCACCTGCTGTCGTCCCTTCGAAAGTGTTAAGAGCTATCAATCTCCCATAGTAGGGGATGAGTATCTTAGCCTTATAGAGTAAGCTTTGCGCTGCCGAGGGTGGATTATCCGAGATGATAGGCTGAAAGGTTGTCCAGGTGTTTCCGTCGGTATAACGCATTGGATCTAATAGCGAGAAGTTAGTTACAAAGAAAAGCCTAGAATCTGCGGTTACACCTCTATAATTTGTCGTCCAGAAGAAGTCGTAGTCCGTTCCTGTCCAGACTGTACCAGGTATGGCCTCTTGGAAGCCGCTTCCCACGAATTTATAAGCATAGACAGTGTCAAAGAAGAAGGTTTCTTCATCATTTACCGAGCTGATCTCTCTGTCCGCTATCCCCATTACAGGGAGATTGGGGAAATAGTTTATAGCTGCCGTGATAGCTGCTCCACCTGCGGAGGCGGTTAAGACGATAGTTACTGCACCTGTCGCGTAGTTAACCGAAGAGCCAGCGGCTACGCCAGCGCCTGTAACGGTGAAACCGCCCAATCCATTATCGGTGAATGTTGCTGCATCGGGAGCCGCAATCGTAATGACTAAAGATCCTGGCTCTATGCTTTTATCTGGCTCAGCCGCACCAAGAGGAGGGATAAAAGAAGCAAAGATATCCGCATAAGTGTAAGTAGTCTGAAGAGCTACCGTAACTCCCAATGAACGAACATCAGCTCCCGTAAAAACTCGACGTAATCGGCCTAATGAACGGAGAGCCTGTCTCTTGATAACTCGATCACGGTATACATAGGCATTTTCTAATTTAGAGAAAGCTTTATCGGGTAGGAGGTAGGGCTTCTTGTTTAACTGAAGACCGATGTCACTTCCGGCTATGTAAAGCTCATCTAATTTAGTCATATCCCGATTGCTACCCAATAAACACCATCGCAAGTACCACTTTCCAAATTGTAGGTAAAATCTATCGCAGTAGGAGGACTTGTTCTGGAAATAGAAGCTCTGGCACCAGAAGCATCGTTTCGTCTTACCTGAAGTTGAACTACATAAGGAGGATTAGTAAAAACTATAGGAAAAGGAATAGTACCATTAGTTGGAGTGCTTGAAGCAGAAGTTCCCGTGAATAATCCGTACTGATACAACATTCCACCTGGTAGAAATGTCCATCCACCTATAATTATGGTATTAGCTGGAGCTACCCCATAAGGAGCGTTAGTACTAAAACTTGCAAAATTGGCTGTTATCGCTCGTGTTAATTGATACTCATTGCCTGAAGCGTCAGGGCTAAAGAATATTTGACTCGCAACACTTGAGGTTTTCGAATAGATATTAGCATCCCCAGCAACCAAACCGCCTGGGGGAACTGGATTTACAGGGATAGTTGCAGTAACAGGCATTTGAATAACGTAATGCTTGCCTGCGCCCGAGGCATTAAAGTCTCTGTGATTCTGATCTATAGTAGATTTTATCAGGTCAAAGTTGTTTTTAATGGTGGCTCTAGTTTGCCCCAAGGATTGCCCCGAGTTAGGGAGAGATCCATATGTCATGATTTGCCTCCAGGATTGCCGAATGTAAGGCCATAATAGCCATAGTTACAATCCAGTTGATCGGTAAAAATAGTATCTATCTTTTGTGAGCCTAGCTGAGCATAGGTTCTAGCTTCATTATTTGCGTATCGCTCTTTCAAGCTCTTATCCATGCTCGCAACCCCGTCATCATCCCAACGGTCTTCAAAAGCTTTCTTAGCCGCTCCAAATGCAATTGTTTCCCACCACTCTAAAAGCTCAGGAACTCCAGCCGTATTCGGATTGTTGGGGTCTTCGGAGCCAAGTAGAGCCTGAGAAGGAAGCCGATAGGCCGTGATCTCGATAGGGTAACCACGATCTGGCACAGGTCGGAGGATGAACTGTTGCTGCTGGAACAATATAGACAAAGGCACCGTGGGTTGATAAGGCGAATACTGAGCCTGTATAGGATTACCTGAAGGAATAGCAGCAGAGAACCGAAGGTTTGAGATAACCCCTGTTTGATAATTTATTGTTCCGTTTGGCAAACAGTCGCCTATCAGATTACCTGCGCTATCATCTGTTACATGCAGAGAGCTTGTCGCTGTATTGGCCGTGATAAGTATATTCTGAATCCTAGATATATTAGCCTGTGGAAATGCTACTGGTACACCTGTAGGGAACGGCCCTAATGCAGGAGCAGGAGTAAATACCATTGGGTTATTATTTACACTAGCAAGGATAGGCGTAGAAGTTAGGGTTCCTGAGTATGGGCCAGATGTACCCACTCCCGAAGCGAAATTGTCTTGAAACTGCCAGTTATAGGATTGGCCATAGAAGTTCCATTTATTGGTATAAAGAGCGATAGGTCTCTTCATGCAGTAGGCCGGACTCTGCACCGTACTCCAATGGTTATAATCGAAAGGGTATGTGTCTAAGCCCTGAATAGTATTAAATGTATAGATATCCTTAAGCTTTAAGCTTCTAAACTCTGCTGGGAAGTCATAGAGATAAAACGAATTGATATAGTCAATGATTTGCGCACGGGTAAGTTGAAGATCAGTTCCAGCGCCCGTCAGCTTCCTAACTTTCGTGATAATATCATCTAATGTACCGATCATTTATGGCCTATTGTCAAAAGCATCTTCTAATATCGTTCTCGGCAAAGCGGAAGCTAGATCAACTCCTGATGCTGAAGGCACCGCATAAGGCGGTGATGTCCCAATCAGAGATCCCGGAACCGTGAATGGGGTAAAGTTCGTAGTATCCACATCCACAGTTACAGAATCAGAGGTCAAATCTAAAATTTTAACTTGCCTGTTATTAATTTCCACCATGCCATACGGTTTCGATACACGCAATCCAATGATCTCATTTACTAAAAATTCATGGTCTTCAATAAATGTAACCACTCCATATTGAGCATTGGATATGTCCTCGATCTCTACCTTAGATGGAAAGAAACCCGTCATAAGGATTCACATGGGATAAATGAAATCCTTGATTGAACTTCGTAAGTCGATGGAACACCACGATTGCTAGAAGGATCAAGGTTTATAGCAAACTTGCGCACCTTTTTCTTCGTGTTGTTGATATGCTTTACAATACCAGCGGGAAGCTCTGTAGTCTCGCCGTGATACAGCTTATAGGTAACAAGCATATCGCCCTTGAAAAACCGATAGGCGAACTCAATCCAGCCGCCTTGAGCGTCGACGAATTCAAATCGTCCTTTAACAAGACGTTCATGCGCTTTTTTAAGCTTCTTCACTTCTTCTTCATATTTTTCAGCAGGCAGTCTGCTCGTTTGTTTTTTATTGTATTCTCTGATTTCTACCATTTGCTTTCCTTGTGTAAAGCGGGTTTACATTCTATGAATGGCCATGTGGCATTTACGACATACCCAAATAACCTCGAGAGGCTTTGAATAATCTGCGTGATGGCCTTCTATTTTTCCTATCATTCCACATAAACTACAATTTTCCGGTCTAATTAATTTGCCAGACCTTACGGCATCTGTAACTTTCTGAGAAGCTTTAAACTGTTTTCTATATTTTATTCTTCTCTCTTTTGCTATGTTCTTAAGATATTCTCTGCCACTATCGGATTCTTTCCATTTAAGATAGTATTCCCTACGAGCTTTCTTTTGGTCTTCCGTGCAGTTCTTAGAATATGCTCTTGCCTTTTCTTTTAACGCTTCCGCATTTATCTCATAATAAATTTTTTGCTTTTTTGCTAAACTCTCTTTATGAAGCTTTTTGTAAATTCTAGCGGCTTCAAGGTGCTTGTCTTTTCGCTTCTCTGAAGTTTCTTTAACTTTCTCAGGATTTTTTAAAACATAATCCTTGGTCTTTTTTCTACAACATTCCTTACACCAAGGATATAGTCCATCTTTAGTAGTCTTTCTCTTAGGGAACTCCAATAAATGCTTATCTTCTTTACACCATGTACAAATCTTCAACTTACACTCCTTTTTCAAGGGAGTATAAGTTTAGGATTAATTAGACGCAACCACTTAGGGTTGCGTCTAATGTTCAGATACTATACTGTCTTATAGTCATCATATTTGAAGAATCTATACATCCAAACGTCTCCGTTATCTGAGGCATGAGATGCCACGTTAAACAGGCCAGCGCCTAAATGAACAACTCTCACGTTTCTATCATCAAACGTATCTAAGAGATTAGTACCAGGAGGCTGCTGAGGATTAGTAGCACTACCATTGAGAGGCACTACGCCAGACGATGAAGGCACTACCACCGCAGGGCTTACACCAGCAAGGGCTACTGCCGATGTTGGGAAAGAAAATGCGGTGAATCCTGATGTATCTAGATCAATTGTGATCGAAGATACGGTTGCACTATTTGTTACGCTAAGCACGCGAGCTGGTTTGTTGTTAATTTCGTCCATTCCATAAGCGGAAGAGACTCTGAAAGAAACGATTTCACCTGGGGTAAAGTCGTTAGGTGCAGTGAAATAAACAACGGCTTGAGCAGCTTGTGTAATCAAAGCGATATAAGCATATCTTGGGTACATTCTATTCTGAATGAACTTAGTGATATTTGCTGTATCGGCATTGTTAGCAAAAGCAGCTAATCCAGCACTCACAGCGCTAGCCATATAACCAAGTGTAATACTTGTGTTAGCGGTAACTGCTGTCACTCCGAAAACATAAGTAGCTACTTGGTACATATCCACAGGAACAGTAACGCGAACTAAATCACCCACAGAAATAGCCGCTGTGTTTGCCATCGTAACGACAAAAGTCGTTTTATTGATGTCAGATGAGGCTAAAGCTGCAAAAGAAGGTGGATTTGCTGTGTCATAGGTAGTGATACCATTAGCAGCAATTGTGTAGGAAGTCATGGCTGGTAACTGTGGGGTAGAAGCTTCTGAAGCTTGAAGAATACCTTTAGCTGTTCCTTGTGCCATTGACTTTTCCCAGAACCATTCAATAGCTTGCGCATCTCCTGATTCACCCCATCCCGTAATCGACTTTAACTCGATATAATCAGGTGGGTTCTGGCTGTTGCATACTAGGTCTAAGCCCGATGCAATATTCGCTGTGGTAAGATTAAATCTTCCGCCAGCAATCATTGAGTAAGGTAACATAATTGATCCTCCTTAGATGCCTGTTGAGCGTAAGTTTTGCATCCATAGGTCATTGGTAATGCATTGTCCCTGGTAAAAGCTTGCGCCGGCTGTGTGCCGAAGCATGCAAGGGTCATTATTGTCAAAACTATTACTTTCAGCCCCTTGCAGACCTACTGACCACCTTTTCACGATGGCGGGGAAACCTCTTCGGATCTCCCTCTCTATGTTTCCATAGAGTCTAGACTATCGCTTCCACTGTCTTCAACAATGGTCTTCTCACTTAGTCGTTCAGCGTGTTTAAATCTATGTTCAAAGCCATGACACTTTGGACATAACCATGTAACGTCTAGAGGCAGGCCATAATCATGATGATGACCTTGAGGTTTACATTCTATCCCACATTTAGAACAACGATCCGGTCTAATCAGATGCCCATAATGGACCGCTAATTCAACATATAAATGTGCCTTTTTTTTGTGAGGGTATTTATATTTATACTTCTTCACAGGCTCGTTATTCTTTTTCTTACGATATTCTATTGAACTGGCCTTGTAAGGCTCAGGGTTATTTTCATATCGTTTATGTCTGTATGCTGCTAAATGAGCTTCATTTTTCTTTGCCCATCTATCATGTTTAGCAGTCATCTTGTCGGGATTCGCCCTTTCGTATTCTCTATCTTTAATACGCTTGCAAGGTTTGCAAACCTCTCTTTTTCCCCATTTACCTTTCTTTGAATTTCCAAACTCATCGAAAGACTTCTCAATGTTACATGTGGTACATATCCTACTAGTTACCACAAACACATCCTTTTTGTGTTTATTATAACCTGTGGTAAGATATATTACCATTTAATCTTCGCCCTTGTCTTCCACTGCTTACGCAGCTAGGAGGTCCAAGTCAATCAGAGAAGATTTATCCTGGGCCCAATCATTTAACCCAGGTGGCAAGTAAATAAATTTAGCCTTACCTCCGGTCTGCCATACGACTTTATACGACTCTTTAGCAGCAACAAAGCAGTTAGCGATGTCGGCACCATTAAGAGACGCATTAGGTGTAACTGAACCCTGCTCCGAAATAAAGAAGCGGACGTTATTAACTCCACCCCATTCTGACGAAAGAGTATGAGTTGTACTATTTGGATAGAACTGCTTACGAGTAAATCCAGCAATGTTGTTCAGCACAGGGATCATTCTTGTGGTCAACATGCAACCATAAGAATCGCCGATGGCCGAAGTCGAAAACTGGTTCGTCGCTTCGATCATATTAGTGATATACTCTGCGCTGTTACCTTGTAGAACGGTAACAACATCGTCAACATCGCTAATCGACATTTCTGTAGGCAAGTCGCCGTTAACACCCAATCTGTTACTTTATGACCTAGTTTCCTAGGCGGGGAAACCTCTTCGGGTCTCCCTCTCTATGTTTCCATAGAGTTCAGACTATCGCTTCTTCAAGAGATCCATGTTCAGTGGACGTTGAAGTCTTCTCACTTAGTCGTTCACGGTCCCATGTAAACTGGGTTCCGCCTTGTTGTCCGTCCGCTTATGCGGCGAGGAGTTCCAAGTCAATCAGAGAAGATTTAAGGTCGGCAGTATATTTTTTACCGACGCAATTTATCACCGAAGCTGTACTTTCGAGGTTATCGCGCTGTAGAACGTCCTGAGTTTCTCTCATTGCTTGGCCCAAACGAGCGGCCGCGCTATTAAGGACTGGCAATCTGTTACTTTTATGACCTATGTAAATCTGTTTTACATAGGCGGGGATGGCTCTTCGGCCTTCCCTCTCCACCTTTATTTATTCGTGGAGTTCAGACTATCGCATACGCTTTCGCGTCCCAAGAACTTAGTCGTTCAGGCTGTACAAATATAAGTATTAGCTGTATACTATACTGTCTTAAACAAAAGGTTTATATGACAGATATAGAACTTGCTTACCTCGCAGGGATTATTGATGGCGAAGGGTGCTTTTTCATCGGACTCTTCCGCACTAAAGCTACCCATGATCTTCTTAACTATCACACCTATATCAAAATCAGCAACACTGACAAAGACTTGATGGATTGGGTTAAGGAAAAAGCTCAAACAACGAACAACCAACAAGAGCGAAAAACTAGAGTCTCTCTTAAGGAGAGAACTATTTATAATGCTCAGATTTCCGGTTCTACGCTTGACTCTCTTATGCCAAAAATTTATCCCTACTTGATTGTTAAAAAAAGACAATGCGAAATCATGATGAGAATGAGAAATACATTCACTCCTCATCGAAGGCTTCAAAAGAAAGAAGTATCTCATGAAATACATGATATTCGATATCAATGTTACCTTGAGCTTCGTTCTATTAATTCCCGGTTTCGCGATCATCCAGTTAAATCCTTATATTCACTTGCCCCTTGTTACCCTCCAGTCGAGCTGCGAGGGCTTCCAAGTCAATCATCTTAGGTTTATCGAGGACACAATTCTATCCTCGTTAGTGATGGTTACTTGTCTGGTCAACACAATATATGTTGCATAGACACGAACCCTGCACAATTACGCCGCTAAAGCATAATAATCACTAATATGTCGACTGCAATTATCGACATCCACTCTATTCAATAGCTGAGAAGGAGGATTAGTTTGTGCATCATCGAGAGGCACTGGGAATAGATCTAGTCTGTCATAACGAGACTGTCTATCAATAAACCCTTGGTTATCCGGTAGCTCAACAGGAACCGCAAATAAATTGTGGATCAAGTTGCGCTCTGGAGTACTCAAGAGCTTTTGGTTATACCGTTGCTGAATCTGCGACGGCATAGTATTTAATGATACTGTCATTTTTAGCCTACTTTTTTCCTAAGTAGGCCGAGATTTAACCCATCTCCGGCACGGAAGATGCCAATCGAGCGTAACCTGTCATCTCCTCATAAAGCTTGCTCTTCTCGGCTTCGGTAAGCCTAAATGCTTGGGCCATTGGACGTTTATCTGAAGCTATAGGCGACGGAATGGTTTTAGCATTTGCCGCAAGCTTCTGATCTACTTCCTTTGCGCGTCTGGCATCCGGTAATTTACCTTGGATTCCAAGAGCTTTGATGTATTTATAAGTCTGTACACCAATTTTATAAGGGTCTTTAAGGTCTAGTATAGTCTCAGCCAACTCAGGTTCTGTTTCTTCAAGGAGGGCCATAGTTTGGTTATTAACCACCTCGTCGAAATCGGCAAATTGACGCTTTAAAGAGTGGAATTGATCTTGTTTATCCCGTCGATTGAGTTGCATTTTAAGCTCCTCTATCTCTTTCCTCAAAGGTTCTACTTCCTTACGGACTAGCTTTTTAGACTTGCCCTTGGGAACGTACTCCTCATCGGATATGGAATCTAATTCATCTACCTCTATAGGCGGAGGAGGCTGAGATGCTTTGGCCATCGCCATTAGCTTTTCATTCAGATCCCTTTGCATTTGCAGATCTCTTTCGAGTTCTTTTTGCCTGTCTCGTATAGCCTTAAAATTTCTCTGCTGCCAGTTGTCGACTTCCGGCTTCGAGTTTTGAGGCTCCGATTCAGTGCCTTCTCTATGGTTTTGGGATTCTTGAGGAGCGACCTCTTCTATACTGCTATTTAAGACTTCTTCTTCCATGAGTTCCTTTTTTGTTTCGTTGGCGAGACGATTTTCGGCCGATATCTGACGCTTTTAGGCGCGCCGAAACCTTTATCTGGACGTTAAAGAATAAAAATTTAAATATCAACTAACAAGTGAGGTAATATGATTTGTCCTACCTGTTCTACAGAGGTAAAAGAGTCGGATTTCTTCGGAAAGAGCGAATGTTATAAATGTGTATATAAACAAAAATTAAGCTGTACTATAAAAACTAAACTTGAATGTAGGATATGCAAGGGAGCGATTCCAGCTAATAGACGGAAGTTTTGCTCAAGAGAATGCTCTGATCAGGCTATGAGAAATCATAACAAGGAATATTGGGTCAGAAATATATCCATCTATAATGTAGAGTGGAATTAACATGGAAGAATCAACCGGCTCTTGGGCGCTTCCATCTTCTTATCCTTAATCCTAAGATTGGGAATCCAATTGCCTATATCGTCTTTCATAAACCCGAAATACTCCAGGTTATACGATTTCCAGGCCTTGATAGTTAAAACTAGATCGACATCATAAAGCTCTTCATTGGCTATGATATTGTCCATCTCAGACCAATGAGGGATACACCAGCAAAAAAGCGTTTCGTTAGACTTAGGACTTGTCCAAAAAACTGTAGTGTCATCCTCAGGATATGGGCGATATAAAGAAGTAATGACGCGACGTAAGAGCATCGAAGGCATCATCATATCTTTCTTTTCATGGATACAGATATAAAAAGGCTTGCCCTCATAGGGATCAGACTTAATGGTATCGTTCAGATCTTCAACAAGCGAAGACATGACCTCTCGGCACATATCCCCAACCTCTACTTTATCCTTCGATCCTGTTTCTTGCAGGTTCCTATAAATAGTACCTACTGTATCCCGATCAGCGTATAGGCTTTTGACCATCGTTACTCTTTATAAAAACATTTTATCAGTTTTTCGTACTCGCTTTCCGTTTCCTTATCCAGGAATATAAAGTCATAGCACTCATTATCTTTCTGTTCCTGCCAAAGTCTGGCAATACGACTTCTAAAGTCTGAAACGTTTTTAAAAGTAACTTCAATATACTTTTTTTCGGTCATCGCTTAGGTGTCATCATCTTTAGAGTCATACCGTCATCAAGCAAAGCCCTACGTCCCGCATCTTCCACGTTGATTTCTTTGCGGCTCATCGTCTTCATAGTCTTTTGATCGGCTACGATTGGCCCTTTCTGGACTGCCACTTTATTAACTTTCGCTAATTTAGACATTACTTACCCTTTTTAGGCACACCCTTCTTTCCCAGAGGAAGAATGGATGCCAGTTTTTTGCCAGCTTTCATCATATTGCCCATATCTTTCTTTGCATCTTTCATTGGCTCTTTGGCCTTCATGCCACAAGATTTCATGAATAACGACCTTTATAAGCCTGTTTCTCGATGTCTTTAGCAGCTTTGACTTGAGTTGCGTTGTTACGCTCTACATATTGTGTAGTCTTGCTAAAACCTTCTTGAGAATAAGCGGCCATTGGACGCTGATAGTCTTCTACTTTTGGATTCATGTTGCCTTGGTCGTAACCGGCGTTCCCCATGCTTTCTTTCATATAGATCTCCTTTTATACTTGTTGTAATAAACTTTTTCGTTCTTTGCTAGAAAAATCAGGCTCGAAATTCAGGTTGTTAATGTCATGCAGCATCGTGATCTTAGCTTGTAAGTGCTGAATATCTAAGCCCTGAAGCTCTTTCATAATCTTCGCAACATTAAGTAAAGACTCGGTGTCATCTAGGTGAGATTTGCGTATGTCTTCCTCAGCCTTAGCGATGTCAACCTGGATCTTAGCTTTACGCTCTTCAGCAAGCCCTTCCTGAGCTTTAGCATAACCAATCTTAGTAGCGTTATCCACTTCCATCTGCTGCATCTGCATCTGAGCCATCTGCTTCTGCTGTTCTTGCTGAGCTTGCTCCCTCTGCATGACAGACTCGATAAGCTTGTCTTTGTTTTGAAGTGTCATAGCTTCTAGTAGATCTTTAGGTGATACTAGATCGCCTAGAATCTCTCTAGCTGAAAGAAGCTGAGCCAATTCAAGCTGCTGCTGTGTTTCAGTAAGCGCGCCTGGAATCACCTTGCAGTTATACTTCATGAATAACTTAGAGTCGAACTCCTCGGTTGGATCTTCACCACAAACCATTTTGACTTTACCCCATGTCCAGCTTTTCTGGATAATCTCGATGAGAATATCCCCCATTTGGGTTTGCATCTCATCAAACTGGTCAAATAGACGCTGTAAATTCCTTGCTGTCGCTACTTGCCTCATCATAGAGATGATTCCGGCCTTATCATCTACATCTATCCCCATAGCTGAAGGATCAACACCAGCAATCCGATGAGCGGTATTCATTAGCATCTCTTCCATCTGTAACATGACAGGTGAAGGAGGGTGAATATCCATCTGCTCGATATCCCCAGGATTCGCATCCTTCTTATAGACAAGCATCCTTCCGTGGCCTTGATTTAGTCCATCTTCTGGAGTAACAAGTGAACCTTGACGTATCTTTAAACCCTGTTGTTGGGCTTGCAGTATATCTAAATTTGATACTTTTAATTGATTGAAAAGATATTGGCTATCTTTCATATCCCTCACGACGCCCCTGAACTTATACGCATAGTACGCCGTGTTCGGCTGAAAGTATCCTAGGGAACAAACGATGGGGTAGCGATCCAGGCCCATAGGCTGCCCTTCATCAAGCAACACGCGGTCATTTACAGTGATAGTACGCCTTACCGTCTGCTTAGGTTGCTTAAGCACACGGAACATCCCTGGAAACGTCCGCATTACATCCCTTAGCTGCTCTTCGTCCCCCGTCCACTCCTGACACTCTTCTGTGTCTATTTGGACAAGAAAGGTAGCTTCCCGAGTGGATAGATACCAGTATTCATCTACAGCTATGAGGTCTGGAAACTGAAGCTGGTAAACCTCGGGCATATAATAGAATTTATCATCCCGATAGCATCCTTTCGGCATCGACAAGATTTCTTCTCGGAGCTTAGGGTAGTTAAGGGCGGCCTCTTCTCTGCCGTAGAATGTCCTCACCCACCAATAACGCATGTCCGAAAGATCTCTACGTCTAAAGAAGGGATCAAAGATACATTGCTTCATGTCGATATAGCGCACCTTCGGATCGCCCGAAATAGGGTCGTCTTGCAAGTCTTTATAGCAATATAGGAAACCTAACCCTGTGGTTAGACACCCCTGCTCAAATGCTTCACTGTAGGTTTGATAAAGGCCGTTCTTGTGGATATGATAAAGGCACTTACTAAGCTGGTCGGCGGTCTTCTGCCCTTCGGGTTTCACTGGTATGCAAATGGTAGACTTACGAGTCTGGCGCTGATGGCCCGTGATAGCCTGGATGATGGGGTTAATAATGTTGAAGTTGAACATCTTCCTTCGCAAATTCATGGTGCCAGGATAAAGAGAAGCCCATATTTCCTGATCCCCCATTGCAAAGCGCTGGTCTAGATCGGCCATGTTCCATTGAGTTTGCAAGATGTTGATGGAATCATCGTAGTTCCTCTTCATAGATTGTCGAAGTGAAAGGTCTATATCTGAGGAGGGCCAAAAAATTGGATCGCTGTTTCTCAATTTATTACCTTTTTATGAACGGGAAAAGTGTATATGCCCATAGATTGGGATGGTATTTAACAGATTCAAATATTCATAGTACGATTTTCTCACCTTACATCGAATAATAAGCATTTACAGCCGCGTAGTCATCTTTTGCATTAGCTGCGCCAGCAACGCGACTATAACCCGCAGCAAGGTAACGAAAAGCGTCAGCCCCGTGAGAAGCAGCATCGTGAGCAGGCTCGCTAGACCAGCCCCCAATAGAGGAAGACCACTTCTTTTTATAAGCCTCAAGATCATGTATCCCCTCTTTACACTTCTTAGCATCGAACCAGCATTTAGATAAGGTAATCCTCACTTTATTAATGCCATCCTTCAAGTCATGGTTCTCTAAAACAATGCCATGTAGGTTTAAATCCGCTGCCTGCATCTTAAAAGTAATCCCAGCTCTGTCACGAGCGTTAGCGTCATGAGGCCAAATATGAGTGCCATAAACATACCCTTTAGATGATAGAATGGACACCATAAGATCGAGAGAAGTATTAGAAGCCTTGTAGTAATCAATAACATTAATTTCACCTTGTCGGTTGATCTGGAAAAACCAGACGACCATAAAATCTGCCTGGCCCAAATCCCAAGCAGTGTGAACAGGCAAAGCGCGATCATAGCTAACATTGGCAATATGTCCTTCTTCGTGGAGTTGTCTCATTTGTGTAGCATACCAATAACCATCCTGTGAAGCCGAAAATGCCTCCTCTGGAAAGGACGGGAACTCGCGAGTCATATCTTCTTGTTGAGTCTCATACTTTTTGGCATACCAGTATTTCTGCGCGTCTGATAATACAATGCCCTTGAGGTAAAGCTTGTCGAAATATTCGGCGTGAAAGTCAGAAATGGGCACAACCTGATCGAGTTTGTATTCGGGATGCCTATGCCAGGGAAAGAATCGGAAATTGAAGTCTAATGGCCCAAGCTCACTACGATTCTTGGCCATCGCACTTTGGCACATCTCAAAGAACCGCCCTTCTCTTCCTTCTGCTGTAGATTCGATGATAATCCTCTGCCCGGCATGTACCGTGTTTAAAGAACCCGTGATAATCTCGCGTGCTTTCTCTGGATCTTTGGCGCATATCTTACCGAACTCGGAGACATGGAGCATTTGAAGGGTGCTAGAGCGTAATGAGGTACCTACTCGTATGGTGGAGCCGTGGGAAAAGCTCATTTCCTTAGCCGAATCCCCTACCTGCTTGAATAAAGCGCGTACTGTCGGGTGCAGATTGTCATAGGCAAATTTCAGCTTGTCTTTGAAGATATTAGAAGCATCATCGAGTGTTTGGGCGACTATTCCGGCCTGAAAGTTGTCGTTCCATAGAACGGAGTCCAAACCATCAATACAGAAAAGGGTCGTCATTCCGATTTGGCGGCATTTTAAGCAAAGCTCAAAAGCGTGGGGATCGTTAAGGATTTCTAGCTGTGCCCAGTTAGGCACGAACTTGATACGCTTTCCATTAGAGTCTTTAATATAATAGAGGTTACTGAGTCTCCAGATCCGATTCGACAGATGGCTTAGTTCCGGATGTTTGTGCAAGAAATGCTGATAGGGATGCTGCAAGTTTCTCCATATTCTCTAATTGTTCTTCATCTGGGGCTTTATCACGTTGTCTAAGCCTATTCTTACCAAGCCAAATTAACATACTATTATCGCCCTTCAAAGCCTTGTCATATTGCTTAGCACGAATCATTGCATCCCCTTTAGACCGCTTTTCCTGACAATAATGTGTGAAACTAAGCCCATACTTTTCTTCTATACGAGCATAAAAAGTATTCTGGTGCATATCGAAATGAGCAGCTATTTCTGTACCTAGACAGCCTGCCATTAACAATTGATCTACTAATGTCCAATCAATATTTTTTTCTGGCCTACTCATTTAACCGTCATGCTTATTTTGATTTGTATATCTGTAGGATCGCCGTTAAACTCTTTAACGGTGCGATCAATACATTCCTTTAAAATAGGGTCTGCCTCGTCTACGGTATAGCTCTCGTAAATGAGGCTCTTTGTTCTAAGAGTCTTTTCGTCATCCTTTACGATGACTGTTATCTCAGATGGCACTACTTTTTCTTCATTTTAGAGCAAGCGGCCATCTTTTTGTCTTGTTTCATGGGATCAGTTTTTCTTAATTCCATGACTTTTTCTACATTACTTTTTAATTTCTTCATTTTTGATTTAGAATGACCTTTTCCGACAATTTTTGGAGGTTCCTTATTCATCATTACTCCTAGTAAAAACCTAGAGTATTTTAGAGTGCCGTTTTTGACAAGCCTTTATTTTATGTCCAATATACTGGGCTTAATCGACAAAAATAGGTGCAGCATGATTTTTCTTGCATCCTTAGTGCTACTAGTGATATATTAATAGGCACAACAACGGAGACTCTATGCAAACAGAACCCTTCTACGACACACAGCTTGAAGAACGTCACTACATGATGGAACGCGCCTGGGAACAAGGCGACGATAAGGACTTCTTTACCGAGGAGTATAACCAGATCATGCGAGATCTCATCGACCCTGACTTTAACGGTGCTATAGATAAACTACTTGATGCAAACCACCGGATGCTTGAAGCCTACATCGAGCGCAAGGCTGATGATAGCTTCGATCCGGACTACTACTAGGAGCAAATGAACGATAAAACAATATGCTTAGAGCTACGCCCTTCCTACGGGAAGGAGCGTTATTACCCCATATGCGATACGTCGAAGATGATCTGCGCTCTTATAAAGCGTAGTAACGGCAAGAACTCAGTGACCCTGACTTCTGAGCAGATAGACCTAATTAAACAATACGCCTGGACGGTGCGAATCGTGGAGGGAAACTAAATGATTGAAGAAGATGATAAAGCTCATATGGCAGATATGGCTAACCAAATGGGGGCTGCTATACTTCCTATACTTAAAAAAACAAAGCCCGATTGCATCCAAAAAGCATTATCTCTGTTTTTTGTAGTAGTCGCAGATGCAACCTCTAAGGTATTTATAGAGTGGAGCAAAGAACAACAGGAAAAGTATGCATTTTTAATTATTAACGAGGCATTAATATTTTTGGATGATTTGCCGAAGCAAGAGGAAACTAAATGATTGAAGAATACTTTATAAAATATGGCGTTTGGCTTTTGGGCCCACACTTATTTCTAATATTAACTTTCGGCTTTGGCATCCCTCTTTTAATAGTTTCTGTGTTGAAACTTATAAAATGTTTGGAAAACGTAAATTGAAACGTAAAACCCTAGAAGAAGAGATAAACCTATTCCTGCAAGAGTTCGGCTGCGACGAACTGATACGCTTCTTTGACGACGTGGTTCCGCTTATGCAGCTATACAACGTTACAGCGGACGATGACTGGGTTAGAGATGCTCTGATCGACGAGGAAGAGGTAATGAACGTACGGGCAATTCGTACGGTTTACCTTCTGTCCAAGATAGCGGAGCGGCATGCGGGTAAGCTGTGCTCCCTGAAGATAAACTATAAGGATCTATGGAAGAGATTGGAGAAAGCAAATTGAAAATTACACATGGCGATAAGATCGCGACTCTTAGAAGAAAATATAATATGACCCAGTTAGACCTATCTACTAAATTAGGAATTGACCGAGCTTGTCTGTCGCTAATAGAAAATGATAAGAGAAACCTTTTACTCGATGAGGCTGTGTTAGTATGCGACATATTCAACCTGTCTCTGGATAATTTTATAGGTAAAAACAGATCGGTTTGGGTTATTTTAGACGGTAAAAACTTTCCTGCTGATGATGAAAACTGCCTTATTTGCTGGAAATTATCTAATGGAAAATATTCTGTTCCTCACAAAGTATACTTCGATAAAGAGGAAGGTAAATTCTTTAGTATGGAAGGGATGGGCTTCGCTGTTATTGCTGATATCTACATGTTGATACCTGAAATATCGCTATAAAAGGACCTATGGAAACGACTGGAGAAAGCTAATGGCTGATATTTGCCTATGCATAGATAACACCTGTCCACAAAAAGATAAGTGCCGTCGGTTCTTAACTAAACCTGAGATTCTAGACACTTACTTTAGCGAATCTCCCCGAAAAGGGGAGGATTGCGATTACTTCATGAATGTAAGAATGGCTACAACTATAGGTAAAAAGAAGCCTACTTTGGCTATTTTGCCACACATCGAGGACACTCATACCCTGTGAAAGTCCACCGAGTATAGTCGAAATCGTCAGCGCACTTTTCACATGTGGCAGTGTAAACCTTCTCTTCTTTTGGCTTAGGACTTTCGCTCTCCTCTTTATCTCCCCCATCCCTGCCATAAGTAACATTCTTCGGTATCCTCACATCCTTATTTAGGAAACTCCAGATCTCGCCAGAATCGAGGAATACAATCCATTCGTTATCGAAGTCCATGCCGCGATCAACGAGGAAGTTGGCAAAGCCTCGGCCTTTACTTGTTTGCATTTCTATCTGTGGAATTAATTGTAAGATCATCCCTTTTCCTCATGATAAGGTCTGCCTTTCATATTATAAATGAACTGCTCGACCGCTTTGCAATCTAAGTAATCTCCCCTGAAATAAACAACTGCACATCCCAGATGAGGAGCATCACCTGTTACACTAAAGCGTTTCATGTCATGGAATTTCTCGATGGACTGCTTCATAGGACAGTCCTTCATCTCTTCAGCACTCTTCCATATTCCGCAATCACATTTTCCATCGACTATCTTTGAGCCACACATATCGCAATTTTCCATTACTTATCCTTTGAGTTATAGCCGTTGCTTCTATCGCTCATCTAAAATTCTCCTAATCTCAATCAATTCTTCACAAATACTATGCAAAGCTTGTGAAATGTCGAAAGGATCTTTAGCCCATTCTGCATCGGGGTAATTCTTAACATCCTCAGCATAACGCTTCTGGCTTTCAATACTATGCTCCAAAAATGTAGGCACAAGATTTTCTATCGAATATTTATCCACTCACGATCTCCACTTTTAAGGCATATTCCTTGGGCTTCCCCTTCTCTTGGGCATATTCCCACTTAATCCTTGGATCAGAGTCCGCTTGACCCCTTGCAAGGCCTGGAATCAGGTAATCTGCCACACAATCGCGACAAAACTTGAGACTAAAGACCAAATTATCATCATCTATCTTGCGTGGCGCAATCCTTGTAAACTTCACCGTGCAAGGTAGATACTCGGGAAGCCTGGCATTTTTGAACCAGATGGCTAGCATGGCCTGAGTTTCTTTGTCTCGGGCATGCTTCTTTCGCCAATGCTCATGCAGGTTCCCCTCGGATCGTATGCGGATTGGGATAGTGAAGATCATCCCACCACGCCAATCAATTCTTCTTCCTTAAGTAAAAGCAAGTCGTCATCGGGCGCACCTACCGGAACTCCGGAATAAGGATTGAACATGACGACATCGCCGATTTTAACCTCGGTAATGCCATCGCCCATAGCGATCACTTCACCCTCGGCCTTCTTGACCTGCTGATCTGCAAGAATCAAGATACCCTTCACCTTTTGTTCGTTAGGCGTACGCTTAATGAGAACTCTTTTGCCTAGAGGTCTTAGATTCATAGCTTTGCCTTCGTGTAACCAAATCCCTTCATGAATTTCTCTAGCTTCTCTTCAATAGAATCCTCTTCTTCGTCACACTCCTCTTCACACTTTCCACAACATTCGGTGGGAAGTTTCACGAAGTAATCCCATTCTTTGAAAACGATGAGAGCTTCGCCATTTCTGTAAAACTCAAGAATTCCATTAGAAATCATGCATACTTCAGCCGTAATCGGCATTTCATGTTCACCACAATAAACAACGTATTTTCTTAACTCTTTAGGCTCTTCCTTACTCACTTTTCACTCCTGGTTTGATATATCTAAACGCTGTAGGCATCTTTTTCGCTTTGGCGAGACTTACATTAGGCCGATCAGGCCTTTTAGGGCAAAAGTTACATGTAGGATCATTGCACTTTTCTCCTAGCCACTTGTTGCAGTTCTCGCAGAAGCAGTCATCATACCCCTCGTAAAAGGGGGCAATCTCTTGGCAATCAGGGCACTTTTTCATTATTCACCTTCTCAAGCTCATCAACTCGAGCCATCATTTTAACCATGCAATCCGTCAACGCGTTGTAACGCTCGATAAAGCTACCATTAAGCAAGATATATGCTTGACCTTTGCTATCCACTAGATTGGCTCCGTTTGGGCCGTTTCCTGCATTAATAAAGCCATCCATCATGATCTTGTCCTCCGCTTTCTTAAACCACGCATCTTTTGAGTGTCATACTTTTTCTTCATAGCCGCTAAGACCATTCCATCCGCTCGTTCCAGGGGAAGGCCGTAGAATTCGAAGATCTTTTTCAATGCCAGTGGGCCAGGTATAGATATATTGTACTCATATTGGGTAAGCATTGCCGGCCCAATCCCCATCGCCTCAGATGCAGCCTTACGAGACATGCCCATCATCAAACGGCACTTGGTAAGGCATGCGCCTAACTCGATTGTGTCAAGCTGTTCGATCAGATTGGCGACACCCTCCTGGAAAAACTTAGTCTTCGATTCAAGGAAAGAAACCATTATATCCCCGTGTTTTTTCAGGCTAACTTATCTTTTTTTAAATATTTATCCTATAGGTTTTTCTTTTTCCATATTTGAAACTATTTCCTTTCCAATTTT